GTTGTTATGACACATCAAGAAATCTTTGACTATGCGCTTGCAGTGTATAATGTAGCGCTAGGTGTCGATGAGATTATTCATATCGTTTCTAATAATCTAAATGTCGATCACTTTGTAAGTAACCAGTATCCTAGTTAACTCTTGTGGCGCGAGACAAGCTCGCGTTGCTAATACTATTTATTTTAACCAACTATAAAGGAGTCACATCGTGAGTACTTATCCTCGTTCTATAATCATAAAAGATCTTACAGCTAAGTTTTGTCGTATCTCAGGTACTGACGCACCAGTAAACCCATTCGGTTCTAAGCAATGGGAAATGGTGATACAGACATCTGATGCGGACAAAGCCCAAGAGCTAAGAGATTACGGTCTTAATGTCAAGCAAGATAAAGATGACGACAAGACCTTTAATGTTAACCTCAAGCGCAAAGGTATAAAAGCCGACGGCAACCCTAACGCTCCAGTGAAAATCGTAGATTCTAAGCTTCAGAGTCATGATGGCAGCAACATTGGCAACGGATCCAAAGTTAATGTCAACTTATGGCAGTATGAATACGAAGCACCAGGTCGTAAAGGTGTAGCCACTTCGCTCACTGCAGTTCAAGTTGTAGACCTCGTAGAGTATACGCCTACTGCTGGATTCGAAGTTGTCGGTGATGCACCTGCAGTCGCTGAATCTAAAGCTGAAGAGCAGTTGCCCTTCTAATGTCTGTCTCATTCTTTATAGTCCTTGGGGTCGTAATTTTCGGCCTCATTGTGCTTTCAGAAAGACATTAATGTTTACCATATCAATCCTCCTTCTTCTGACCTTGCTGGTTCTTGTTGGCGTACGTTTGTACTAGTCAACGAGGGCCACAGGGGCAGAAGGTTTTTTGAATAACCGACAAACCAAATCATTGCGCCACAGGAGTTCCCAATGAATAACCTATCATACTTTCCGGCTGTAAGAATCGCCATGAAGAAAACAACCGACGAACTAGATAGACTCATGGCAGAGGCTACTCAAGCTAACGATCATGTAGCTTTAAAAGCCTACCAGAAATCTTTTTCTTTAATTAGAGAGGGATTAGAACGAGTAGAGAACCAAGGAGAATCTAAGTTCCACGTACAGGTAGACGAAGCTTTGCAAATAGTACTTAAACAAGCAACATATATAACCTTCCAAGCTAACCGACTAAAGAGAATGTGCACGGAAAGTTATGATAAAGCTTGTACACAACTAAGCACTGATATAATAAGTCTACTTAAAGAGCAAGGCGTTTCTAAACAAACATTACATGATAATACAGTTGACATATATGAAGCAGCTTGTTATCATGTCATAGATAAATTTCAGGAAAAGGGAATAAACCTATGGGATTAGCAAAAGACTTTATAACAATAGATGAGTTACTAGTAGACAGTCCTCCACATTACAAGCAAGGTGACGTTGAATGCATTGAGGCAATTAAGTCTGCCACAGGAGCAGAGTATCAAGGATACCTACAAGGTAACATCATGAAATACATATGGCGTTACAGAGCTAAAGGCCAATCAATACGTGACTTAAAGAAAGCTCAGTGGTATCTTAAAGAACTTATTATAGACGAGCAAAAACGTTTAGCGTTCGAAGAAGAAACACCATGATATACGTAACCGTAATTATATGTCAATTAACTATATCAAGTCCTGACTGTTTACTATTGTCAGATAGTAGAGGACCATATAAAGCTATTGATCACTGTATATCTAGAATATATGAGATAAGAAGAGACGCGTTAAGAGTATTACCTAAGTATAAGTTAGTAGAATCTAAATGTAGACCAGAAAAAGGAGAACAGTATGGAACTAAAAGATTCCCAAACTCAACAAGCTCCGTATAAAGCTATGACATACCCAGTAGACGAGTGGGGTAGACTAGGCGGAATGTTTAGTTTAGTTGATGTACCAGTAGCAAAGTTTGTACGATATCAAGACTTAAGTGAAGAAGACCAAAAGAAAGTGGAGAGAATGAATGCCTAGAAATCTTACCAAATCCTATAAGAAAGAATGCTTTAAATTTCTTGACGAACTCCGAGCTAGTGGCGAATGTAATATGTTCGGAGCATGTAGTTATCTAGTAGATGATTTTAACTTAGAAAAGAAAGACGCTGTTAACTGTCTACAAGAGTGGATGAATAACAAGCGTGAAGAACAATTAGACGAAAACTTTGAATTAGCTAATTAGGAGAATAGCATGAAGAAATCAGATACAGCATTAGCAAGATGGACTAAAGAGAGATCACCTTTCAGCGGTTATAAGTTTACTGTGACTAACAGAGAAGACCCAGCTTTATTAAGATTAAAAGAAGTTGTTAAGAAATCTAATAAAGAATATGCATGGGGTAACAAATTAAGAGTCAGACTCATGGGTCGTGGTCCAAGAACTAGATGGGCTAAAATAGAAGGTAGGCATCCAAGAGCTTATGATTGCTATTTGCCTTTAGATAAAGCTACGCATTATGACGTATACGTTCATGAAGCACCG